ACCATCAACGACATGTTCAGCGGCGCGGTCGACTATGCGATCCACAATCCGGTGCTGGCGCTGGCCCAACAGCGCGAAGTCAAGATGCGCATCCTCGGCGTCGGGTCGAACGAGCGCCTGCAAGCCGTGCCGGATCTGCCCACCATGACCGAGCTGGGCGTTCCGATGAACGTCAACGAACGTCCTCGTATGGCTGCGTGATACCCAGTGCAGAAAAGCAGCCAGAATCGGGCTTTTCCATACCATCCCTAATCATCAACGTATCAACCAGTTTCGATTAGTTCCGTTCAGTCTGGTCCAAACATTGGTCCAAACAAACACGCTTGCACCGCGACTCGTGTTGGCTCAGAAGTTGATTCGTGCTTCCGATTTCGATCCGCACCTATGGTGACTTGCTTGCCGCGTTGAGAGATCGCCGCGACGAGCTGGGAATTACGATCGAGACGCTCGATGCCGTCACGGGCCTAGCCCAAGGTCATGTCGGCAAGCTCCTCGCCGTACCACCGTTCAAACGTCTCGGCCCGCTGTCGCTCGAATACGTCCTCGGCGGGCTTGCTCTGAAATTGACGCTCAGTGAAGACGCTGAACAGTTGGAGCGCGTGCGCCCCATGCTGCAAAAGCGTGAGGTGAAGGATTGGCGACCAAAGGTCCCGGTAGGCGAGCTCGTTGACGAATGCCCATGGCCCCGTGGAATGGACTTCCCGAGCGAGGAATTGATTCGCGAGAATATTGAACTGCGCCGGCAGGTAAGTGGGCTAAAGAGCGAGCTTGCCAAGCTCGCCAAGGCCGCGGCTAAACCGCCACTGCCAAAGCCGCGGCCACGCAGGAAGCCGAAGCTTCAAAGCAGGAAAGCACGACACCGGGCCCGGCAGCGGCGACTTCAATGCCGTCGCGCTTCCTCCGGCAACTTGGGCGCTGCGGTTGGCCTGACTAGATAGTGCAGCCCAAAATATCGCCCGCCGGCTTCCCAAGCGGGACAGTTCATTGTCGGCGGGCTCAGAACAAGCTCGGTGACTTCCTTCACCGTCCAATCTTCCGGAATTCCAGCCTTGAATTCCCTTCGTCCATTCTTGGCCAACGGGAGATAGCGGCCCTTATAGCCGGGACCATATTGGACGACCAGATTGCGCCCGTGCTCCCAGTGTTCGATAAAGAAAAATGCCTCGCAGCCGTACACGCTGCAATAAGCGGTGCCTATCGGTGTCATCGACATTTCTCCCGTCAGGTCTGAAACAAATTAAAATCCAGCCCTTTGCACAGTCTCGCCTGTGAGCCGGCCTCTGCTTGGCGCCTAAAGCGCCCGAAATCGCCTACAGCCTTGGCAAAGCGAATATCCATGCAGAGTACGCGAATTGCACTGAGCAGATCGTCATCCACCTTGTGCACCAGGCCAGCGACCCTATGGTAATTCGCGTACTCATCGAACACGTCCTGCAGGTGGCTCGCGATCAATAGCCCACCATTCGCAAACCGGTTTTCCATTTCGGTAATGCCAGCCTCAAAGTTGTAGCCGCCGGCGGGAAACGTCGCGTGGGTTGGCCGCAGATTGAGCCCTAGCTTCCTATAGGCCTGCGCAACGGTTTCACCCGAGACGATGCCGGCACCCCTGCCGCCGTCATGCGGCCACGCGACAGGCGCGTCCCACATCGGATGTTCCCTGATCTTGGCCACGTGATTGACCGCAAGCCCACGCATCCTGACGGCGTGCATGATGTAGATGGTATCGGCATCACGATCCCATGCGCCCAGTACGGCAGCAAACGGGTGGCCGGTGGTGCTTGATCCGCTGTGCGAAAAGTCAAAACCCCACATCCAACGCCAAAAACTCGGGACCGTAGCCGGGTCCATGCTGTGCTTGATGCGGTCGATGGGCGTCTCGAATACCGCGCCTTCGCCCTGCAGGTCTGCCCCGAATGCCCGCGTTTGCCGTTCGCTCTCCTTATAGCGGGCGATAATCATCGGGATTTCTTCATCAAGGATGTGGCCGCCCTTTGATACGGCCGCGTCGTAGATTGTCATGAGAATATCAGCGCACTCGCCGGAGCCAGCACGTTCCTTGAACCGCTTGCGCAGTGGACTGATCCCAAGCAGCGGTGTCAGTGAACAAATTATTCGGCCCCGAGTGGTGGTGAGGCGCGCCAGACACTCCCCGTAAATCGTGTCGTCGTCGCGGCTGACATCCTCATCAAGCCATATCTGGTCACACGGCTCGCCCTGGAAAACCTTTCGATCCATCTCGTAGGTTTTGAAGCGGATCATTGCCCTGCCGCCGCCTTCCCGCCGCAGCGTCACAGAGTCCACGAAATCACTGATTCCGCGCGCCATCGTTGGCCTGCCGACAATGTTGTCCAGTGGGATCATGCCGGTGCCGAGACCGTCCTGCTGGCGCACGTCCCCGAGCAGTTTCGTTTGCGCACCGTCGCGCGTCGTTGTCGACGTTGTGGAGGCAACCCAACCCAAGAAATCAAACGGCCGCTCAATCTTGGGTGGCGTCTCGAATCGAAAGCCGGTGTACCAGTCGGGCCAGCGGCGCAGTGCATCGAATGCCATCTGCGCCCCGGCAGCCTGCGTTTTTCCCAACTGATTCCCGGCACGCAGCGCCCGCTCCGGTGCCGTGTTGTTGTGGAACTCCATCTGCTTGGGGTTGGGCTTATAGAAGTCGAGGCGCCGGTATTTCTTGCGATACTCGAGTTCGGTCAGCATCTTCTTGGCGTGCCGCCGAACATCGTTGGGATCGGGGCCTTGTTCGGGTTCGTCAGTCATTGTTCTCCGGCTCCGGGTTTAATTCGATCGCCTTGGCCTCGATCATCGGGGGTTGCGGACGCTTCCCTTGATCTTCCAACTCAAGCAACCGCTCGTAATGTGACAGGCCGGAATAGCCGAACATTTCCTCCAGCTTTGCCCGCGGCACATCGAGGCTCTTGAGCACCCTCAGTTGCGTCACCGCCTCGGCGTCGTGGTCAACGCGGTGATGAACCTCGACTGTGTGACGGGTCTCGACGGCGTGCACCCGGTCGAGCGTCATAGCTATCGCGCGTGCATGGTCTTTGTGGGTTGAATCTTCAATAAGATTGGTCAGCGCGCGGATTGCCCGCGGTGCACTGGCACGGATGCGCCGCTGATCTTCCTCGTGGAGGGCAGCCAGGATTCTCTCGTCATGAGACAGCCGATAACCAATCGCGGACCAGCCATTGGCAGAGGTTGTCGATGTACCAAACCCGGCCATTTTAGCGGCCTGCACATTGGCACCGCGCCCGCGCTCAACTTCGTACAACGCAATCACGAACGCTCTGTGGCGGTCGCTCGGGAGCGCTTTCATGCACGGCCCCCATTCGGTATCGCGCAGCCCGAACGCCTCGATCACGTCCTCGGGCAACGCGTTCGGCACGCCTCCCTGACGACGCGCAGTCATGTCCAGCCCGTGAATTCACGCATGCTGTCGATGCGGACGTGGCCCTTCTGCGCAAACAGCTTGTGGCAGGCCCGCAGTTTCTCTTCGAGCGTTCGCCGTTGTCCTGCGATCCACTCCACAGCCTGCATTAGGATGATGGCATCCGGCGAGCCGTCCCCTTTCAGGTCCAATGCCCGTAGCGACCTGTCGCACTCTTCCGCGTGGCCGGCCAGCACCGGATCGGCGCGCATCTCCGCGATGAAACTCTCGACCGCGGAATGCATCACTAATAAACTTCGCGTTCCGCTTTCACGATCGCGTCCGCAGCCCGCAACTTCTTGCGAGCGCGGTCGAAACGCCCCATGACCGCTGGCATCATTCTATGCGTCGCTTGCAGGCCTGACTTGTAGGGGTGCAGGCACATGTTCATGCCGCTGATGATGCATCGCTCCTCGCGGCAGCCCTCGCAGCACAAGTCAGCCGTCAGTCCGGGAAATTCGTCCGTGGCCATGTCAGTACCCGGTGCGCCCGAAGCCGGCGAGCGGAGAGCCTCCGCAGTACCCTGCTGCAGCCGCTGCTGCTGCATCGCGAGTAACCGCTTCTTGCGATCTTCTTCGCTCTCGGCCACTTGGCCGGCGCCGGTCAGATCGCCAAGCAGCCCGAGTTGCTGTCCAATGGGGGAAAGGTTGTTCGGCGTAGGCATGTCATTGATCCTCTAAGGTTGGTTTGTTCAGATTTGCGCAAATTCGCTTCCACTCGCGCACGGTCGCGTAATCCCTGTCCGCAAGCCTGGCTCGCCAGTCCTTATCGCCCATCCGCTCGCGCCACCGTTCCTGTGTCAGAAGGTGCTCAAGCTTCGAGATCGGCTTGTTGTCCATCACGTCGCGGATTTCATCGTCAAGAAGTCCGCTTTGCCGTAGGTCATCGACTGCCGCGATTTGATCGCGCAATGGCATCGCGGATTCGGCGTCAATGTGGTCGGGCGGCAGAATGCCGGCTATAGCCAAATCAGTCGGGCTGGCCGATGCCACTGCCTCCGTTAACTGGTTGAACTCCTGAACGGTCGCGACTTCACCCCGCAGAAATTTGGCGCTCTTGGC